AGAGAAATCAAGGCAGTTTTTCTCAAAAGAATATATCAACTTGACAGCCTGTTACTTGATTTGACTTATGAGATCATCTTTCACATTTGCTGGTAGGTCACTCTTCTCTATCACATATTCAATTCGTTTTTTACAGGCAGTCCTAACTGTTCCAGGGATGTCCACTCTCCCAATTAGAGTTTCGGGGAAACAGCTCTCCACGAGTCCAGTAAGTTCCTTGTATTTTCTTTCTTTGTCCAACATAGTACGATGTGGCTTATTGGTGATTGTTCTGTTCCTGGTGAAAGTGTATTTGAAGCAATTCCCAACACTAGTATCTTCCAGTATCATAGGGAGCTTTCCTTCAGGTCTGAAACTGATGGCCTCCTCTGATGGAGCTGTTATAGGGTTTTCTGGGTTGACGAGCCGGCCCAGGATTTCAGGGGTTATCATACCTTGCTTGTATCGGAGACAAATTTCATCCAGATGGAGTGTTGAAACACTGTGAACCGTCTTGGCCCCTTGGTTGGTCAACAATGGTTGTTCGTTCAGTTTGGCCAAAAATCTTGTCCTCTTGGTTTCCCCCTCTGCCAAGTATGCATATTTGTATGCTTTGGTGAAAATCCTAAGAGCTAAATCTCCACTTATGAAATTCATTTGGCCGGTGTTGATGGAATGCCTGATTACATTGAGACCCATGGCTAGATCACTAGAGGGGTTTTTTCCATTTGCTTGCAGAGATGGGAGGTCAGTAGCAACATTTCCAACAAAGTCTCTGTGGTGATATTTAGAGTTGAACTCTCCTATTCCTGCTGGACTTATTAATACACATTTGCTAGGAGACATGTTGATGCCGACCAGCTTCAAAGACCAACGCAAGAGTTCCGCTTGTTTGAAAAGCTCGTCGTGGTCTTTTGTTTTGAAAAAATGGATAAAATCGTCACTGCTCTCCACATGATCACCAGTTATTTCCTTTCTATCTGCCGCAATCAGTGCCAGTAGTGTAGAGCTGAGGTTGAACATCCCCATAAACATCCCTAATGTGCACCTCACACCTATTGGTTCTTGGTCTGCATTTTTGACAATGTTGGGTAGCAATTCATCAAACTCACTGGGATATTTCCCAAAAGGGAATCTTCTCACAACACCTTCTTTGGTATAAGTAAGCCCTTCACCGATGTCGGCTATTTTGCTTTTGAAGATCAAGAAAGGGATGTTGAACAATTCTTTTACCCATTGTGGCTTGTCAGATAAAAATATAGTCCACATCAGCCTCATAGCATCTGGATCCAGGCACTCATTAAACTTCTCTTGGTCTCCACTTAGCTCTCCTGTCACTTCTGCCACACTTTCTAACTTGCTTGACAATTTAGCAAGCTTCTCTTCTCCACCTACTGGGACTCCAGAGCTGGGCATGGCTTCTAGTAACACTCTAGCTGCATCTTCAACAACCTTCACAAACCCCCTTGCCAACATCGATGGTGTCGCAATTGTTCTCCTATTTAGTCGTCCGCGCTCCAAATGTTTCCACATAGTGCCCAATGTGCAAGTCTTTCGCCAGAGTTCCTCTTGAGAAAGGTTAACCCTTCTCTTCTTCATGTTGGTCTCTCGATGCATTTTTATTGGGCCCATTCCTTCCAGTTCATCATCTTCATACTCGAATTGTACAGTGTTCACAGCTACAGAGTACTCATAGCTTGTCTCAGACATACTCAAAACCTCCATGATACAGTTAAGATAAGATACCATACTTGGACCGACTGGTTTGTTCAGGTTTTGTTGAAGGAATTCAATGGTCTCTTCCAGTGCTATTGGGGCTGGTAGGTTCCGGTCCTGCAAGAAACTTAGGGTCTGTCTTCCCTTAGCCAGTTCTGCGTACTCCATATTCAAGAGTTCACAGTCCAGCCAGACTTGCAGCTTCTCAAATGCTTCAGGATATTTCTCCATAAGATTTCTGGAGAAGTGGATGACACTGTTCCGGTGAAACCCACTACTTGGTCCTCTGGTGTTGATCTCTGAGGGGCTCTTTTCACCAGTTTTCTTGGACAGTGCAGTTGGCACATTTTCATCTTTGTAATAGTATTTGTAGGGCCTAATTACATTTTCTAGCACTGCTCTTGTCCTAGTCCCGTATGCAACCGGAGCTGGTCCAGTGTATGCATAAAGTAGTTCTTGAGTCTCTGTTGGAGTAAGTTGAGTGCGAGGTGAGAATAGATTCATGGTTGTAACAACTGCCTGTTTTTGCT